AAGGTTGATTTAAGAGAAAGGACTTTAGTCCAAGGTTAGCTCCTACTTCAGCGTTTTCGGGTTTATCCTCAATCCATATAAATTCTGAATCTTCGTACCTCTTTAGTGCTTCTGTCTTATCAGCTCCACAATCGAGACACTCGATTCGTTCGAAAACTGTTTCTCCAAATACTCTTTTTAGATTTTCTTCGCGTAGTCGTTGAGCATAAGGTTCTGTTCCAAGGGAAGTAATACAGTGAAATACCGCACCGTGTTCTTCGTGCAACTTACGAACATACTTAATCGCATCTCCCAATGGAGGTAGAAAACCAATAGCAGCTGATTCGTTAAAGTGGCGTACAAGAACATCAGCTTCATCGTCTGATATATCGTATACCTCTGAAACCTTATATGAAATCTGAGAGCTTTTCTTAAAGCCTTTGCGCTTCATCCACCATTCAAATGAGTGAACCCACGATAGGAGCACTCCATCACAATCTGTCAATATAATCATTTTATGTCGTTATAATAGTACGCGATTTCTTCACGTAGCTTGTCAATCCATGTTTCATAATTTTGTTTAAAAACGATTGGATGAGGATCTCCATCAACAACCATTATTGTTACAAGTTGCTTAATAGGTACACCAGTTCCTTCTTCAAACATATGAGCATAAGCGCATTCTTGCATAAAGTAGTTTGAGATTTCGTCTTCGGTCTTTACTCGACTCGATGTTTTAAAGTCTATAATTGAAAGTTCACCATCAAATTCGCCAATGCAATCTACACGCCCTGCAGTTTTTAAATCAATTGAATATAGCGGAACTTCTTGAGCATACACTTTTCCAATATACCCATCACACACACTTTTAATTCCGTTAAAAGATTGAACATGGTGTGGCATTTCTTCCTTTAAATCTATTTCTTTATTGTTCAAATAGTCTTCTGCCATCGCATGAACTTTAGTTCCACGAGTTGTCGCGTATCGAGTAATACGATTAGCCTCTTCATTCCCGATCTTCTTTCTCCATGCTGCCCACTTATAACGATCTCTATGACCGAGTATTGTTGTGATAGACGAAAACTTCCCTTCGGGAGTTACGTACTTCCTTCCATTCTCATTTGTCGTTTTTAGTTCTTGGCCGTAGTTCGGCTTCCATTTTATTTCTGTGTGTTCAAACATATTAGTTAGTTTCAATGTTACTTCCTGGATTTGTTTTTTTAAGTTGTTTTAATACGTCATTCCAACCGTCACCGCCTCTGCGTACTGTATTAATAGCTCCTTCATACGATATTCCAGGTGCACCAATTATGTATTCCCAATCTGGACCTTCTTCTTTTAAAGTTTTTTCTTTATCGTTATAACTGCAAAACACTTCTTTTGTTTCTCCAGTTTTTTTGTTATGTATATCGTATGTAGGCATTTTATGTAGTAAACCAAGCTGGAGTGGCACGTCTTGACCAAGCCATATTGAATCTTTCTCGTTTTGTTTTGTAAAATTCTCGATATGATTTAACAGGATCTTCAAACATACACTCAGGATTTGATTGCATCGCCAATGGGAATTTCGTCATTGGACCATGAGAAATATTTTTTGGTAATTGTAATAGAGCACCTCGAAGAACTTCATCAGTCTTATGCACTTTTTTATATCGATAAATAAACTCGTCACAAAGAGCATTGAATAGATCCCAATGCCATTGATAATTTTTTGATGATTCCATAGTCCACTTTGTGCATGGATGATGCATATGTACTGCTTTATATAATTTGTTTTCTCGTTCGTCTGACAATTCCCAGTAGCGCGACATTGTTTTCCCAGTTGAAGATGGACGTCTATCTTCTACTCCATCAAGCATGCGATGAGCGGTTGACAACATCTGTGCCGATTCGATAATCATTTTTACAACGTGCTTATCACAGTGTTGACGTGCTGCTTCTCGCGGATTTTTATCTAAAACAAAAACATTCATGTTATTCCTATATTATACCAAATATTGCTTCATTTGTACATGCCTAAATCAGATCAGGAAATGTTGCCTGTACTAAAGCTTTGGTAATTTTTCGGTATTTCTTATTTTGTAAATTCATGAGAGTTCCATCTTTTGCTGCACAAATAATTGCAGCATCCTCTGGATGAACACTTTCTAAAATATTAATAAAAAACTTTTCCTTTTGTAGTCTACTAATTCCGTTTTCTTTGACGCACTTACTAATTGGAGCTATAGCATTTTTAAGTGTTGAAGGATACCGTCCTTCTGGACATTCCTCAAAGGGAGGCTTCCCTTTGGGTAAATCTAAAACAACTTTATCATTATAACAAAGTTGTAAAATTGTTTTTATTCCAAAATTATCTCCGTGTTCTTTAAAATAAGAGATTCTTTCTTCTCTATTTTTGATATCACAAACTTTACCTAATACTTCGTATATACGAATTTTCATAATTATATTTCTTTTGTAAAGAATTCACTTGCTGATTCTACTAGCATGTTGCATCTTTTGGTTATTAAATAATTTAATACTTTATTGTTGTTTTTATCTGTTTGAGTATTATATTTATCCATAATACTTTCGCGAATGTCAAGTGGAATGCAATCTAAATCAATCATAGTTTTATTCCTACAATAATTACGATATTGCTCTTGAGTCATAAGATCTTCATCGCAAAGATTGGGATATGCCTCGTACCACTGTTTAATCTTCTTTGCGTACATTGGAGATTGACGAATTCCATCTACAAAGGCATTGTCACCACTTAGAACATTCGGTACTCCGTCACTCGCATCTCCTCGGCAAATATGATCAAATTTATAGAATATTGGATCATCTACTTTTAAAGGTCCACGCTTCATCGGACTAAATTGTTCTACGTTTGAGTAACGATGTAATTGAATAAAGTCCTTATCAGAAGAAATAATCATGACTGGCTCGTTTTGGCCAAATTCTTGAGTAGATTCTACAAGTGTTGCAATTACATCATCGGCTTCAGCGCGATCAGTGTGCACAACAGGATATGGCATATCTTCAGCGATTTCATCTCGAATGCCATTTAAAAGTGTGAAGAAATGATTCCAATCTAATGGAGATTCATCACGTGTAGTTTTACGTTTAGCTTTATAGTTTTCAAAAACTTCTTTTCTCCAAGATGTGCTATCACACGCAATAATCATTTTTCCGTACTTATCTCGATATTTGAGATTATAGCGCCTTAAGGCATTAAGTATCATATGGCGAATAAGACCTTCTTGAATTTCTTCAGGACGATCTTGAGAAAATATGGCAGCTATAGCTATGCCACTGTAATCGACGATAATCATAATATATATTTTTTTCTTTGGTAATTAATAGGTTATATTATACCAAAAAAAGAAGCTTTTGTACATGTTTAATTACGTATCGGCTTTTTTGTTTATCAGATGATTGAGGTGTTTTCGATGAATTTTTCCTCCGACGAAGGCATTATAATATTCATTGGGTTTAAGTAAAACATCGTTTTCGACTTGTTCTTTCATTTCGTAATACGACATTTCTCCAGAAGTTTTGCAAAGCCGAATAATATATCTTTCGAAACGAGATTTTTCGCTATTTTCTACTAGAGTTTTTAATGTTTCAGACGAACCGTAATAAGATTTCCAATCTGATTCTTTAAGAGATCTCCGCTTATTTTTTCGGCCTTTGAGGGGTGGTCGAGTAACTTTAGACCAAAATTTCTTTTTACCGATATAGCTCATATTAGCTTCGGTATCGATTATTTTGTATACGAATCCTATATAATCTTCAGGTACATTATCAAATATTTCACTATCATTATGCAATTTCCATTCGTTCATATAAGTATTTATTCATCCCATTCGGGATCATAATCATATTCTTCATCAATAACTTCACTTCCGCAAAACGGACAATACTCGGGCTCGACGAAATCTATTTGGTTATCTTCGTCCCATTCTATTGAGTAATGACTTTTGCAGTGACAACAGTATAATTTTTCAGATGCCATATATTAACCTTCGCAAGATGTACACGTTAATAGATTTCGGGACAATTCTTGTGCAGGATTTGTTCCTCTATGGTAATATAACGTTTTTACTCCTTGCTCCCAAGCATAGATTAAAAGTTGATTAACATCTCTTGGTGGTGTTTTTGGGTGTATCATTAAATTGATACTTTGTGATTGATCAATATACTTTTGTCGTATTCCTGTTTGAAGAATAACTTCTTTTTGGGATATTTCACCAAAAGTTTTATAGACATCTTTTTCGTGGTCTGTTAAGAACATGAGATGCTGCACGCTTCCTCCTGTTACAAGAATAGATTTCCACACGTCTGCAGTATCGTGTCCGTGGGCTTTAAGCACTTCTTTTAGATGAGGATTTTTATAAGTAAATTTTCCTTTAGCAAGATCTTTTACGAAGTAATTACTATTTAATGGCTCAACGCTTGGTGATACTTGTCCAAGTATAAACGAACTCGATGTTGTAGGTGCAACTGCTTGAGTTGTCATATTCCTACGACCAGCGCCTTTAAGCTTTTCGGGTTCTCCTAATGTCTTCGCCATTTCAGCAGATGCAATCATACTCTCTGTTTCGATATGACTAAATATTTCGTTAGTCAACATTTTTGCTTGTAAATCTTCAAATGCGATGTCTTTACTTTGAAGATAAGAATGCCATCCAAGTACACCAATGCCGATCGCGCGTTGAGCAATAGAAAAGTTTCGAGGTGCTTCCATAAATGGTAAGCCTTCGGTTTTTTCAATGAACTCTTCAATCACGGTGTCAAGAAACTTTGTCATGACTTGAACAGCATCTGTATCTTTCCATTCATCAAAATGTAATAGATTCATAGATGATAGACAACATACGAATGATTCATCTTTATTTGTAGATAAGCAAATTTCAGAACATAGATTAGAGGCATATATTTTACCGCTTTCTTTTGGTTTTCTTTTATTTACGGTATCGCTAAACATAATATAAGGATAACCGCTTTCATAGCGCTTTTGAATTACCTTACCCCAAATCTTGCGCTTTTCTTTATCACCATCAAGCATTTCTTTCATAAAGGTATCACACACCGTAACACCAAATGACATGTTTTGAATGGGATGGCCATCATCCCTAATTTGTAAAAACTCTAAAATATCTGGGTGATCTATTGGCATATAACCAGCGAAAGAACCTCGACGAACGTTTGACTGAGAAACAACGTTCGTCATAGTTTCAAACAATTCCATGAAATGTACTGGACCATTTGATTTTCCTCCAGCAGAAATTTCAGATCCACGACTACGCAGTGATCCAAAGTATGCAGATGTTCCTCCACCCATCTTAGTCATCATGCCGACCTCGGCCTGTTTACCTA